TGGCCGCAACAAAACAAACCATCCAAGACTTCTACAGAGTAGCATCAGAGCGAGATTTCGCACGTGATGTACAATTTAGAGTATTAAACATCACCCCACAAGGAACGTCGATTAATTTCGATGAAAATGATCTTGTTTATGCAAGAGCAGCCGCATTACCAGCTAGAGGTATCAGTCCAGTTCAAGCGAAGTATATGGGGTTGAATTTCAACTTACCGGGCGTGGCGACATATCCAAATTCAGAAAATTATTCACTCGAATTTTATTGCAGTGCCAATTCGGATCTCAGGAAGAAATTTCTCCAATGGACAAACGATACATTTAATGATGCCAATAGCACAGGAAATTATCTAACCCCAACTCAAAATTCAACAATCGATCTTATTCAACTCGATGTTAACTTTGAAAAGGTGAATCAATATCAATTAGTAGGAGTTAGCATTAGAAATGTTGGCGACATTGCCTATACGATGGCAGAAGGAACAGGAACTGTTAAAAATTTCGGTGTTACTCTTGCCTATCACTATTGGAGAGAAGTCAGCGGTAGCTAAAAAATTTCGATCCCCCTAAATAATTAAAATGGGATCTGGATTAAGCAATGCATTTAATAATGCATTAAACGGCATTAAAGATAATATCGGAGGAGTATTCTCCGGAAGAAATCCTTTGACTCAACCTCAAGTTGGAGAGCTTTTTGGGTTTAATATTCAAGGTGCTCCGTTAATTTCCACTAGAGATTACTTTCTTCTTCAACTCGAATCTTGGTTAACAGCAATACCGCTTCAATCTCAATGGATTGTACTTATTCAACCATTTCCACAATGCATCAATACCAATATTCTTCAAGGATTGGAAAGAACTGGTGGAGATTATAAAAACTATAACATTGATCAAGCCAAGAACTTGTTGACATCTTATGGGTTTCAAAAAGTAAATGGTTGTTTATTTGCCCAAAGCGTTTCACTTCCAAGTGAAACTATGAAAACAACCACAGCGAATGTTGAAAATGCAAGGGGTTTTCTGCCCGGTATCTTATCTGACGGTAGAACCCCCGCAAGTACATTAAACATATCTTTCTTGGAGACAAACACTTCATTCTCAGACTTTATAATTAGACCTTGGGTTATTGCAGCCGAGCATTTCGGTTTTGTTGCAAGGGAAAACGACACAAGAACAAAAAGAGACACAAGAAACGTTAAATCCACAGTATATGTTTTACAATATACGAGAACGTTTCAAAATGTTTCAATGATTCCTAGAAAAGTTTGGACTTTTTTTAATTGCGCTCCCACATCTGTTTCAACTAAAACACTTGGATACGACGAGCCTAATTCGGTACCTACCATAGAAACCACTTGGACATATACCGACTACGCATTATCCAATTCTCTTTATCTTCCTCTCCCTAATATTATAGATAAAATTTCAAGTGCATTCAATGGGAATTTTTCAAGAATTAGTCCATTACAAGGAGGAAAAAACAACGGAAATTTCCCACAAAATATCTCAGGATTTTTTTAAAATTTTATGGATTTTTTCACAAAATGCCACATTCCGAGCATTGGTAAAGAATTAAAAATAAACAAACTTTGTTTTGGTGATTATTTTCAATTAAACTCTTATATCATTAATAAAGATTTCGATAATATAAACAAAACATTTGAATCAATTTGTGAAAAATCATTAAGAAATATCCAAAATTTAACAAATTTAGACAAGTTTATAATTTTAATGCATTTGAATTGCGAATATCTCGAACCCATATTAAAATTATCAGCGAAAGATGAAGATTCAAATCCAATAACATATGAGGTATTTTTAAAGAATGTTATTAAAGAGTCTAAAAAATATAACTTTGATAACTCTACAATTCCCCGATATCTATATTATTCCGATGCGACTGATATTTTAAAAGAAACGGGGAAAACCATAGAGGAAATAAAAGAACATATAGAAAAGAACAAAATTCTTATGTTTGAGGTTCCAGAAATGATTAAAAAAGTTCCAAAAGTATATTTTAATTGTTTCGATAATAGTTTGTTTCATTTTTTAAAACTCGTTTATTCGACAAATATTAAAAATCTTTATAAGAAAATAAAAATACTCAAAAAAGATTATAATTTTCTTCTTTCCGAAATATATGAAATGAGTCCAAAAGAGATGGACATGTTTCTTGGCAATAAATAATTGAAATGGAAAAAAATGCTCCAGAGAATGTTTTCGGAATAGCAGAAGATGTCGATATTTCATCGGTGAATAAAGGGGCTGGCATGGAAACATCCGAAGATCAATCCAAAGAAAATATTGTTTTGGAAAACAAAGAAATGACTTTGGATGATTTGAAATCCCATCTTCAAAAAAACAATGTAACTGTAAATGAAGAGAATATTCAAAATTATTACAATCAAATTGTTGAGAACAAAAAATATATAACAGAATATAATCAAGCAATTAAAGAACTAGAAGATACTAAAAAAGAATTTTCAAATAAAACAGAAGAAGGTAAAATAGGAGAAGATTCCAATAAACTTATAAGTTCAAAAATATCTCAAATTGAAAAACAACTAGCGGATCTTAATGTAGAAAAGCAAAAAAAAGAAGACAATGTAAAATCCACAATCAATAATATTTTTAACGAAAATAAAACAGAAAATTCAAAAAATGTAAATTTTGAAACCAAAAACACGATTTTGAATATGGCATTGAACGATCAAAAATCGAATGTCGTTGAAACAAAAGAACCGGAAAAAAATATAGAAAAGGAAATTGTTCCAAAGGAAGAGGTCACAAAAGAAAAAGAAGAACCCTTAAACGCTCCAAAAGAAGAAATTACAAAAGAAAAAGAAGAACCCTTAAATGTTCCAAAGGAAGAAATTACAAAAGAAGAGGAAGAGCCTTTAAACGCTCCAAAAGAAGAAATTGCAAAAGAAGAGGAAGAACCCTTAAACGCTCCAAAAGAAGAAATCACAAAAGAAGAGGAAGAGCCTTTAAACGCTCCAAAGGAAGAAATCACAAAAGAAAAAGAAGAACCCTTAAATGTTCCAAAGGAAGAGGTCACGAAAGAAGAGGAAGAACCCTTAAACGCTCCAAAAGAAGAAATTGCAAAAGAAAAAGAAGAACCCTTAAATGTTCCAAAGGAAGAGGTCACGAAAGAAGAGGAAGAACCCTTAAATGTTTTAAAGGAAGAAATTACGAAAGAAGAGGAAATGTTTCCAATAACTCCAAAGGAAGAGGTCACAAAAGAAGAGGAAACGTTTCCAATAACTCCAAAGGAAGAACCTGTTAAAGAAAAAGAAGAACCCTTAAATGTTTTAAAGGAAGAAATTACGAAAGAAGAGGAAACGTTTCCAATAACTCCAAAGGAAGAACCTGTTAAAGAAAAAGAAGAACCCTTAAATGTTTTAAAGGAAGAACCTGTTAAAGAAGAAGAAGTTTTAAATGTTCCAATTAAGGAAACTTTAAATCAAAATCCAATATCGAATATGGAAAAAGTCGATAATTCTCCCGTTTCTCCAAAATCGGGAGAAAAAACAAAAGAAACAGGAAGTGATATTTCATCTTTATCCGAAGAAATGCGTAAAGGTTTTGAATCTGTATTAAATGCCATACAAGGAATAAACAAAGGGAGTTCGGAACCACAAAAGGAAAAACCAAAGGAACCTTCCGAGACTCCCAAGCAACCTCAACCGCAAGGTGCATCCGATGCTCAAGATAAGCCTAAAACTCCACAAAAGAATTATATAGAAGAATATAGGGAAAGCTTAAGGTCAAATGCTCCAATTAACGGTTTTGTTGGAATAAAAGGACTTGAATTGAAAGCCAATAACATCGGATCATACCTCTAAATAATTTAAGTGAAAAATTTGTTTAGATTTCAATCGAATTCCGATAGCAACGCCCCATCTGGATCTCCAAAATTAGTACCTGCTGGAGGAGGTCTTTCATTATCTTTATCTAAGAATTTTCTTAAAAATGATTCAATAACGGGAGATGCTGCTGGAATGATAGATGTGGTTAATGGTTTCTATTGGACAAATTCGCAGTTAAGCAGTAGACAAGACATTCCTGCCATAATGCTGAAAGAAAAAAGACTTAAGACAAATTCATTAATTGCACAATTAGCATATTATAGTGCAATTGCCAGTGAAAAAGGAGGAGAGGCAACGGGACGGCTTGCAAATTTAGTATCAACATCGGCTGGGTCTGGTGCATTTGGTAATTTTTTAAATAATACGGTTGGAAGAGCGGTTGCAGGAATCGGAGAAAAAATAGTAGGAGCAGCATCCAACTTTGGTAAGGGATTCATGGGTTCCGGAATTCTTCAAACAATAACAGGTAAAAGTGCATCGGGCATATTGGGAGCATTAACAGCTGAATCCGCATCATCGGATGTTCTGGCACCATATGAGGGGTTATATATCACAGAAGATACCAAATTCGTATACAAAATGCCTTATTTCAGCAATGTGGCACACGCTGTTTCGAATGCATTTGGAAGCGATGATAAAGTTTTAACCGGAACCATGGGACTTGGAGCACTTGCATCAGCTGGTGCAAAAACCGCCGAAGGATTGGCTTATGGTGTTTCAACCTCGATGAACATCATGGAACCGGGCATCTACATTGAGAAGCCACAGTTTTATCAATTCGGAGCATCAGGAGAAAGATTGACCTTTAGCTTTCCGCTAATCAATACAGGTTGGGCCACATTTGAAGACGTTCAAAGAAATTGGCAATTGATATACATGCTTGTTTATCAAAATAGACCGAACAGAAAAAGCAGGGACTTAATAGAACCGCCCTGCCTGTACGAGGTCATGATACCGGGCGTCAAATATATGCCCTATGCATATGTAAGTTCTCTTTCCGTGGATTTCATGGGTTCTAGAAGAAGCTATTATGTAAATGTTCCAAGTGCAAATGGTGGCACATCCAGAATACAAACTATTATACCGGACGCATATGTGGTTAGTATACAATTATCATCTCTTATTGCAGAAAGCAGGAATTTCCTTTACCATATGCTTTTTGAAAAACAAAACAAAGTAAATGTTTTAGAAAGTTCTGGTGTTGGAATTATTGATGATTTCTTGAGCGGATTCCGAAGAGAGCTTAACAATGATAATCTTAACGATATTTCACAAAAAACAAATAAAACAACACAAGTTAGAAAATGATAACTTCTTATACAGATGGAATTTCGGCAATTGGTGATTACCAAAAAAACGTACTAAGTCTCCCTAGACTTAGCGATTATCAATATGAAAATTTCTTCAAAATGTATTTGACTGAAGATTCTCAATATTTTTACAATTTGCTTTCTTTTTCCGTTTACATATTGGATGAATTGGACCCATCTTCGTTTTATGAGATACAAATGGACAGATCTATGCCTTGGACTGCTATAAGTTACAATGAATATAGAACAATGGACTTGTGGTGGCTTATTATGGTTGTAAATAAAATAAACAATCCAATGGAATTTCCACAGGCTGGAACGAAATTGAAGATATTATACCCTCAATTCGTAAGAGCCGTTTTAACCAAATTGAAAAATGAATCTTAAAAGCGTTTTATCAAATTTCACAAGGGGGGATGAGAGTGGAGCATCTGGAAATGTTGTCCAAATAGGAGATAACAATTATATTTTCGATGTTTATCTATATAATGGTGAAACCAAAATGGGATTAACATATGCATCTATTGAAGAATTTAAAATCGTGGATGATTTGAGATATTTCTTTTCTTATGGATATTTGGTTTTCAATGACAGTCAAGATGTCATAGAAAGTTTTAACGGAATTGATGGTGCAAGCAAAGTGAAGCCCTATAATTTCCGTGGAGATGGTAGGGACTATCTTCAAGTGGAAATCATGCCTCAAATGAAACAAGAAGACACTCTTGTTAATTCTGTATCGGAACAAGACAGGCAAGAATTTTGTTTAAAATATACTTTTTCCATATATAAAATCGAGGAAGAGATGACCGAAGACAAAGGCGTGAAATATAAAAGACTGTATTTCTGGGACGTTGATTATCAATTATTGAATGAAGTCGATTCCCACTTCAGTAGTTCGGATGTTCCAATAAAAGATAGTGTATCTAGCGGCTCGAAAGAATCGCAGCAGCAAACCACAACTACATTATCGAACAAAACGACAGCTGAAAAGAAAGTAAAGAACACGGACAGTTTTCAAAGATACACTGGAGACATAATTAAAGCTCTTTTGGATAAATGCTTGAATAAAATAACAACTGCTGGATTCAAGGCATCGTCCGAATGGGATAAAGGTGGTTCCCTTTTAGAATACCACACAAATGCTGGATATAAGGCGATAGATGATCTTCAATATTTGATAGAATATCATGTTAGTGAGAAAGGATATGACTATGTTCCATGTATTCTTAAAAAAACGAGATATACCGAAGAATACACATTTATTCCAATCACCGTTTATTTACAAAATTCCATGTTTAAAGGAAGCGGAGGAGGCTTGGGCGCAATTGCATCCGGTTTGGCTGGACTTGTTGGGTTGGGTGGGGGTAGAAGTCTAAGTGAAGATTTTTATCTAAGTAAACAAGATACCGCAGGATCGGGTTTGGGAAGTCCGTTTAATTTTGGATCAAAAAATTCCCCAACATCTTTCAATGCTGTGAATTACAATATAATTGAAAACTATTCATTCTTAAAAGCTGATGCTGATATTGTTCAAAAAGATATATCCACGCACTTTGTACATTCTTACGATCCAAGTGGATTTTTTACTTGTTCCATAAAATCCAATAATTTCAAAAATTCAACAAATTCGATATTCAAAGATAACGTTAAAAATTTATCAGATTCTCCCAATTCCCAGATGTACGATGTTTTACCCAAGAACCAACTAAGAGAAGAAAATAAAAACGTTCAACATGTTTATCAGTCCGGTTTAGGAACAGGCCAGCAATTCCAAAAATTAAATTCAGGAAGAAACAAGGCACTCATCGCATCCGTGTTCAAGAACACGGCTATATATTTTAGAGTAAAAGGATTGACAAGGAGAAAATCCGGTACATTTTTTAATGTGAACAGAACAGATAATCAATTGTCAAATGAACACGACAAGAATCTTCTGGGTAAATATTTCACAACAATGGTTATTCACGAATTTAAAAAAGGAATGTATTATAATCACATATATGGTACAAAATCATCGTCTTCCGAAAATCAGAACTTTGCTGGAATGAAATGAACTCAATTGACGGAAACATACTCTATCAAGCAATTGATCCTTTAACCAAAACGGTTTCTCCTGAATTTTATAAACAATTCGAAAGCGTTGGGGAAGAGACTTTGAATCTCATCATAGAACTAAAAACTACGATGACATCCAATATCACAAGAAGAAATCAAAATATTGCAAATTTCTTTAGAAAGTTGGACAGTCAATTACCATCTCTTCCAACTCCGTTTCAAGATTGGTTTAAAAAATTCTATAAGAATAGACTTTCCCCTGAAGCAAAAGCACTGGTTCTTGAACAAGGTCCGCTAAAATCCTTGGACAAAAACTATGCATTTGATTGCATGAATGGTGTTGTTAACTCCTTAAATTGGTTTACACCAAATAGTCTTCCGCCAGTTGGAACATTGAATCAAAAAGTTCCTTGCAATATGGGAACATTACCTAAAAATGTGAATAGTGCTGATCTAGCATTGTATGCCTCAAAAATGGCAAGAATAAGAATATGTAAGGACAGGGCGATTGGTCCCGTTATTCCAAAAGTAGCTGCCCCAACAGCATCACATGGTCAACCTCTTGTTGGTGATTATGAGTTTCCGAAAAGAATGGGAAAAATTGCAACAGAATACATGAGCAAGATTCAAAAGCTGATGGGCGACAATGCGAAATATGTTATGGATAACTTTAGATTTAAACCAGCAACGAACAATGTTCAGACTGGTGCTCCAAGTATTAAAATACCCACAAAAGTAGGAGACACGGTTGTAAATTCTACACTTTTTGGACCAACCGTAAAAAATCCTATTGCGGGGAACCCTTTTCTTCCGAAGATGAAGGAGTGATGATCTCTGCATCCACGATATCACCATTGTCTTTTAGGAGTTTAAAGATTTCATCTCTTGTCATTCTCATTCCAGTTGGAGTATCGGTAATTTCTTCCAATTGTTGTTTTTTGCTCTGAATATCCATTTCCTTTATTTCTTTGGTGGTATTGATCTTCATTTTGGTGATTTGAATATCTTTTAAAATATTCATTGCAGTGGATACGCCCTTGAAAATCTCTGCCAAGGATTCGACTTCATCTGACTGTGGATTTAGCATTACGGTTTCTTTGATTTCATGAATCGCATCAATACCAACTTCAACCAATTCCTTGGAATTTCTTAAAATAAAATCCTCCAAATCCTCGCTGTGATTTATTTTGTTTTCCCTAGCTTTTGTACTGATTACTCCAACAGTTTGTTTCAATTTATCCGTTAAATCATTGGAACCCAAGAATCCAGATAAGGGCGTTAGTTCATTGCTCATGCGTTTGATTATTTAGATTTGACAGGCAGAAAAGCCATGCTATCATTTCAACATGACAAAATCAATCCTAGAAGAAATGCGTCAACCAAAGATGGTATTTGAAAAGATTCACCCAAATGCCCAACTTCCTAAAAAAGCTCACCCAAATGATGAGGGTTGGG